GTGCATCTCCCCGAGGTATGACATCCAACAATTGGGAGTCAAAGAGCTCGAAGGTGGATGACACATCCGGGTCGCAACTTAAGTTAAGCTGCGCCACGGACTTTGGTCATCTCCCAGAGGGCTTTCGCCCCTCTCCCCCCCTAATCTACAAGGGGGAAGCCCACCGCAGCCTAATGTTGACGGCTTGCGGACGCCCAGCGCGTTCCAAGTGACTTCCGTCGGCGAATGGCTGTTCGCCTCTCTTCAGAAAGTACTTGAGGAGGGCACCGTGTCCATCTAATGGATCTGATGGGATCACGTGTGACATCACATATCCCCTAACCAAAGGGGACTGTAGATGCGGGTGAGAACGTTCGGCAGTAACAAAGCCGAACTCCTCACGCCCCAACACGGGGGACTCGGGCAGGACATTGGGAAAGTACTTCAAATATTTCCCGATCACTGCGTCGAGCCACTCCGCCGTTCTCACGAGACCAGAGTTGTAAAACTGGTTCCGCAAAGAGACGGTAGAGTTGATCTCCGTCACGCACTTCTGCTGTGTTGGGAGTGGTTGGCGAACCTTGACGATGCTAACGTCTAGGCCGTTAAAATACTCCTTCCCGCAAGACTCACGGAACTTACCGTTCACGTAACTCTTGCCGAGGTTCACTCTTGCGCCAAAACGCTCGAGTGCCCCGACAGCAGAACGCACATATCTACTGGGGACAATGATGTCGTCCCCGTAGACTCGCACCCGCGAGGCTAAGGACTTTACGTCCCGCCTCGTAAGTGGCCGGTTGAGCTCCTGCTCTACCCCGACGAAAACACAGGTCAGAAAGACCATGGCCTCAATCGGGAAGCAGAGAGCCGAACCCATAGGCGCGAACTTGGCTAGGCGAATAACGCCATGGCCAGGCACATCAGCCTTCCGTGATCGACAAGCGTCCACCCCTTGAAAACTCCAGGGATGGTTGCGCAACATCGTACGGACTAACTGATTGGAGACACGATCAGAGGCTTCGCTCAAGTCGAGCGTCGCAAGTTCCCCTGTTAGGGAACCCTCTCGAGCCAGGAGTTGGTTAATCTCCTGGTCACGAAACCCGATCATCGATCCAAGGAGTGGAGACTCCCCAATCGATTCAAGGAGTCGCTCAAGAATCCCTTGCTGCACGTACTGCATGCAGGTCGGTTCCATTGCGATAATCCTAGGTGTCTTCAGCGTTTTAGGCACAGGAATCACCTTTACAGGTAGTTCCTGGCCGGGTTCGAGGATGTCGATGTCTCGGTAGTGGTCATAATAAGACCACGAAGGAAGGAGAAACTCCCCAGCTAGGAAGATCTCCTCCAACCGATCGGTCCAGGTACTCAGATTATACTTCGCGTTTCCGCGGAGCTTGTCTGATGTACTACCCGGGCCGTGCCTGGGGACAATGTTGCCGGAATAGATCGCAAGATCCACCCGGCTCCAAACGTCCGCAAACAACAAGGACGATACACGTGCAAACGTGGCCAAATCGGCGTCGGTTAACCCGGCATCGTTCTTCCGAACATCCTGCTCACACTCAACAAACTCCGACATGGCCCTCCTAACCCGAGCATCACTGCAAGGGAGAAGGATCTTCGAGAAGAGCAGCGAAAGCTGCCGAATCGCGAAGATAGCTGTCACATCGGGGTCTGCGAGCAACAGACCACTGCGTCCGTCGAACACACGACTAAGGAAACCCCCGAGAAATCTGGGGAGACCTATATCTCCTGGCGCCTCCCGTTTACGGGAAAACGCCTTGAAGAGACTAGAGTCGACCGAACCTTGTTCAAGACTTTTGTGGAAGTCCTTCCCAAAGTCTGGCAGGGTTATCGTCAGAAATGACAACCCCTCGTGTTCGACGCGAACCTGGACAGTTTTAATGTCCATGGTGGCGCTCGTGCAACATAAAGCGGCCAATTCTTCGGCCGCCACCTTCCAGAGTGACATTAGGCTTTTCAGAAGCCCTCCTTAAATAGAGGTGGTTTCTCCTAAGCCCATGTTGGGTCGCCTTCTGGTAGCGACGAGCCCTCTACTAGGGCAAGTCGTCCTTCCGCCTGTGAGGGTGGAAGGTAGCGTCATAGGCCCGTTCCCGACCAACCAAGTCGGTTATGGGATACCCGTGACGCTGCTGCCAGATGATCAAGCCTAGCCTGAGAAGCAGAGGAAGTAATTCCCTCGTAGCTCTCCAGGCCCTATTCGCCCACTGTTGTAGTCGAACAGGCTCTTCCGAAGCTGGTACCCTAGGCGTGTGCATAGCTGAGTATTCTTAACTCAGCTCTCACCGCCCAGGAGCTTCGTAATGAGAAGGTCCGAGGTTGCGGTAAACTGGGTTTTGAAGCCCACGTAAACCGCGAGAGCTTCGGCGCTCGTGTAACCAGCATCGGCCGGCAGGTCAAAGACGAGATAGTTACTCATCGAGACCTTTCGGTTTTGTGCCGGGATAAACGGGTCCGGAGTCACCTTGGAGTGATCGAGCCGGAGCACACGACGCACTCGGCGCCCGTAGGCGCTTTGTGCGGTCAGACGGATCAAACCGTCTGCGCTCTGGTACTCACTTTCGTCCTCCCCGACGCTTACGCGCGGAAGGGACGTAGTGGCAGCAGAGATCGTGATACTCTGCGGATCAGCGAATGACATAGGCGCACTCTCTCTGTCCCTTTCGGGACGGGTGGTACTGGTATAACTACCGGCCACTTCGGCTAATGCCGAGAGCAGCCAGGATCGAGGTCTGAAACGCTGACAAGGCGTTCCACGTAACCCCGAAACCAAAGGGGTTTGCCTTGACTCTCTTTTTGGTCTCTGTGACCAGCCTGAGAGGCAAGCGTCCCGCGGTAGGGTCTTTATAACCCGAATGCGAGATGGTATAGGTATCGGTTGTGATAGAATGTTCCATCATATACCCATACCGCAAGACCAGGCCCTGGCCTGCGAACGACTGAAGATTCGAAATGACATCTCCAGTGTTCGAGAACCAGTCAACGGCCCAGCTCCAGGGAGTGAGGTTCCAGATAGTTTCTGGATCGAGGTCAGTGCCGAGTAACATATCGGCTCGGGACGCCAACCTTGCCAATGCAAGCCGAGAGTCATAATCGGCCGGCAAATGGTAGGTAAACGCCCCACTGAACCAACGATCGCGTCGAGTTTCCCTAACGCGAACCACATTTCCCTTCGGATCAGCGTAGAAACCGAGATTAATGCCGATCGGGGTATAACTTCTAACCCCCACGGCCACGGTTGTCTCGCTGGTATCCGTTTGTGATGGGAACTGGTAACGACGTCTGACAACCTTGCCGGCATCGCGCTCATACTGTTTGAGCACTTTGTCTGCATGGCGAACCGCGTACGCGAAGTTTTCAATATCGCGCACGATCGGAATCCACCCGAAGGACGCATTCAGATATTCATCTGAACTAGCCCTAAGGGCGCTGTCAGTTTTCGACGCCCAGGTAGTCGAGCCAACGAGTTTGGGAAGACCCTCTCTCATCAGCTCACCTAGGAACGTCGAGACATCAGCTACCGAGTTGGTCGGTTTGCACGCTGCAATGGCAGACGCACCCGCCTTATTCAACTCCGCGTCGCTAGACGCAGGGTCGGGCGGGAAATACGAACCACCAGTAACAGGTGGGAGGTAAGGTATGAAGTGGCCCTTGTAATTATAGGTCCACGACCCATCCTTAACCGTCATCTCGCACATCTGCGGCTTTTGGCCGCCGGTGGCGATATACGATGCCGTCGTCTTAAACGGCCCTCCGACATCGGTCAGCCCGGATTTATTCCGTTTTGACCATTGATGCCCTGTAGAGACAGTTTCCTGTCTCCCGGTGATCTTCACTTCTGCCGTAACAGGAGGCTGTGCGGGATTACTCCCGAACTTATTGGTCGCTACCCCTTTAAGGGCAAGACCTCTAATTGCTCTCCTGCGGACAGTTGCCGTCGCTGCCAAAAGCGAGCCTCCTCTCTGAGGAGAAGTTCGCTAGGCAGATCACGGAAGCGAGGGTTATCATAGAACTGGATTTTAATCCAATTCCAATCAACCCAAGCAAATGGATCACCGCCCATCACAGCTCCTCTGGTTGTCTACCCGCTCAGTTCGAGCGGGGGTGTTGCACTGCGCAGGGCCCCCTCTTCAGGG